CTACAAAATGACTAAGAAAATAAAGGTTAAAATAATCCGGTGATCAAAGGGGGGGTAAGCCATGTCCTTGGATTTCTTGTTCAAGCGCTAGTCGAAGGTTGATTAGTTCTCACGTTTGCAAAAATTGGGGCGGTTCCACTTGGTTCGGTCGTGTCGTCGCCAGCACCAGCCTCCACACGCATAACCGTGCGGTAAGCCGGAGTACGTCCAACCCAACGTCCAAATTGAAAATCTCGCGCTCCAGCCCAGAAAACGTCCGGAGCCTGTGGTGTTTCTCCATCCATCGTAATGATGAGTGTGCCATAAATACCAGGCCTCGTGGCATCCAAGTAAAGCCTGTGGTCTACCCAGTCAACTTGAATTGACAGGTGTCCGAATCGTGAACGCTGATAGGCTCCAAAACTCTTGTGAGCGTAAGGTGGTAGTGATTCGAATGACCAAGTTTGTGTCTTTGTCGAGGTGGTTTGTGTCATGGTGCCTCGACGCACCAATGAGAGAGCATGTTGCATGCTAGGCGAGATACGAAACCACGCCTGTTCTCTAGTCTCTCCACTAGCTGGAGTAGGCCATTGTGCTTGCCTTCCAGGGTGCCAAACGACAGAATAATCAGTTCCATTTGAAAAGATCTGAAACTGAAGTCCACCCTTGACAGCCTGAAAACAATTTGATCCAACGTAATCAGGCGCCACCACTGGTTGCAATAGCACCGCGTAATCAATTGGGTACACGAAAACCGTACGTTTACGACCATCATCCAAGTCTTCCAGGACATGGACAATCGGTCTCTCAAGATAAGGTGTAAAACGACGGTACAAAGTGTTCAATGAGGGAATGGGCTGGCCTTCAAAGTTCTTTCGATGCGTGCGCAGCACTGCTCCATTAGATAGCGTATGAGTTCGTGGAAGAATGGTCATGTCTGTGATAGGCATCACATTACCGCCTGTGGCTGACATTTTGCTATTCAATAGGAGTTCTTCTTTCTTGCTCGAAATCTCAGCTTCAACTCCCATCGCCACCCATTCAGTCTTCTTCTTGACGACAGCAGAAAACGTGCGCACAGCTGTGAAAGCTTGCTGCGAGTTTGGATTCAAATGGAAAAGATTTCCTTCGAAACTGACAGTAATGATGTATGGGCACTTGGGATACGCATCTGTAGTCACGAGAGGGCTATTCAAATACACTCCCATGAACCCAAGGCTCGTATCAAGAATGGGATCCAACAAATCATTAGAAGTTTCTTGCCGAACGTTCAAAGTTGGAAACACGCTATTGAATGGAATGCGCACCCGCACCGCGGGTTGGTCTCCAGATAGGATCGCTTGAACGTTAGGGACACGATCAATTGTGTCAAAGATTGGTGCTTCCTCCATTCCATATCCAGCGTACACAATGACACTGAACTTCTGAAAGTCATTTCCAAAGGTCCGGATCGTGATAAAGAAATCTCCTCGCCATTTCATTGCCAAACCAGAAAAATAGTCGGCATATATGTCAGGATAGATTGATTGATTTGAAAGAGTCATTTCACGCGAGTAAAGGCTGGTGCCGCTCACGCTGGTTGTCAAATCAATATCTCCACTGGCAACACGCAACTCTCGTTTCATGATGCTGTGTAAATCCGTTTCGTCATCGTGAATGAAAACACGTTCATTGGCAACCATAGCTACACCAGTGTGGTTCATGCTATGCGTGTAATTTCCACCCTGAACGTTGGTCATCTGTCCAGCAGTGAGAATCATCGGAACACCGCCTCCACTACGCTGGGGATGATGCATTGGCAAAGCCGGTCCTTCCATCGCTGCATCAACGTTGGCTCCAACTTGATCTGTCGCTTGATCGATAGTATTTCCAGACAAGCCTTCTGCACTTCCACCAACAACCTGCGTGACTGACGTGTTGTTGACATTTGTTGAATGACTAGCACCCATTGCGACGTAATCTGTTCGAGGTCGCCGAGTCTCCGCGGCTTTTTCAAATCGAGACACGTATGGGTGACGCATGAGTCTTGCGGTGTCAATAATTTGGCGGGACATAAAGCTCTGCGTGACCTTGAATTGTCGCAACAGCTCTGGCGGACAGGTCTTTGCATAACCAAGCATCTCGTTGGCATCGTCCACTGTGAAGTTTTTCCATCTTCGTTCAACAGTAGCCAAATCTCGTTTCTTGTCATACAAAGCACGCCGCAACATTGCTTTAAGCTCTTGAACAACAATGCTATTAGGCACCAACCGGGGGATGGCAAACGTGAAGTCAGTGAATCTAGAATAGACGCTGAAGTTTACCGAAGGCTGGTCAGCAGGCGATGCAGCGACACGCAGTACTAGAAGTCTCCAGTTGTTTTCGTCTGTCTCGGCTAGGTCCATGCCAGCCACATTGCTAAACGCCGTCTTGTCATGTTCAAACTCCATTGTGAAGATGTACCGATGTGTTCGACTCAATCGCATCCAAATAGCGTCCGGAAATGACTCCACCTGAAGCGGAGTACCTGACGTGGTGTATGGAACTGGCAACTTAACGCCGATGAAACCACCCACATTCAGGCCTTGTCCAGCCACATCAATCCCAACTTCAACAGTTCCCCGGCTGTACGCGAACGCTTCGAAAGGCATTCTCTGCGCACGAACCGTAGCTCCAACATCCCCAAAGGAGAGCAATTCAAAGGGACACAAGATGTCCAGCGCACTAGTGGTATTAGACGCAACGGCAACGCGTTTCCTCAGTTGCCAGGAACCCAAACCTGCTCTTTGATCGACAGGCGGTGCTGTGAATGAATGCACCGATAGATTGAACGGACAAGTGGGCACCTGGGAAACCGCGAGATCACCCGTGGCGACCGTAGCATATGCACCGCCACTTTGACCAGCACCAACTTGAGTAGCTGCTGGTAAGTTGACTATTGGAAGCATGGTGACGGCATTCTGTATCGTCTCAGCCACGGCTGGCGTAATAACACGACTCTGTTCTCCACCTGCTTCAGCTTCCATCGTTGGCATAACATCAACTTGTAAGTCGCCCATTGTAACCCACTCCAGATTGCGGGCCAACGTTCCATCAACAACGGGCCGACCCGGGTTTCGATACAACGCAACGTTCTCGCTCACGCGAAAACTATGCATACTCGCAATCATTGAAGCTCGCGGGGCGATCACCTTGTAGCCCATGACAAGTAGGTTCTTGACGCTTTCTTGAACCTCTCTCGGCCACCAACTCAACATTTCAAGAACGGCGCTGGCCCATTCAGCAACATCAGTCGTCCGCTTTCTGTACTGCAGGATTCGCATTAAACTAACGGCTCGAACACGACCAACCCAAGCAACTCGATGGGCTTCTTGGTTGATTTCTGCCTCTTCAGCTGAGTCGAGATCAATAGGATACGATGTTTCAATCAACACCGGCTGAGGTGTCACTCCGTAAATGACCCACTGGTCAACCGGCAACCATTCGTTGTCGTCCGTCCATTCGGTGCCTTTCTCAGCAGGTGTGTAAGTCAATCCATGAGCACCACACCAGTTTGAAAAACTACGCGGGTTTAATTCGGACCTGAGAGCTGGTCGGACACTCCAGATGTTGTCATCTCCACCAGCATAATGCTTCAAGTCTACAAGCGGATTGTAACCTTTTTCGATCATCCAAGCAAAGAAATACACCTTGTTCACTATTGAATTGATGAAAGTCGTTAGGTAGTTGCCAGAGGCATTAAATCCAACCATACCCAATTCAACGTCATCAACAATGAAAGATGCATTGATCAGTGCTTTCTTGAGACAGTCAAACCAGAAACCATCCCATCCATGGACAAATTCTTGCCCAAGTTGTCCGATGATATCCCAAGCCGCCTCCAGAACCTCTGGAGCCATTTTCAAATCAAAACTGGAGAAATCACCACAAGCGGCTCGCATGGTACCACAAGTTTCGTCTTCATACGGATTGGTAGGTTCCCACGAAAGTCCATCAATGAGTAACTCCATATCTCGCGAGTGCAAATCGCACCCAATAAGCATTTTGTGGATAGACCACGTGCGCGCGACATCAGCCATCAACAAGCCGGTCAAACACTTCAATTCAGTCAACAAAACCATGTCGCAACAGAAAATGATTCTCGTTTTCCGAGCTTTCGATTTGTCAATCGTGACTGGTTCGTCTTTCAAATGTCCCACCACAGTCTGCGGTGGAGCTCTGCCGTTGATTCTAGCTACATCATAGTCACGAAAACGATCATGCAGCATTTGGTCATAAATGACTTCAGGAGACTTTCCAGGTCGATCAATGATTGTGACGAAACCTGCTTTCCCAGGTTTGCGACGTTTTGAGAGAATGAACGGAAAACCAGGAGAAGTAGTCAAATCCATACGCTCAACTCCAGGGATTCCGTGAATAGCTTGTTCTCGCGTGATCACCGATGGTGAAGAAGATCCAGTTCGCAAGGCACCCCTCAAAATGTTGAGAACAGCATCAGCCGCTGCTTCGAGGTGTCGAGGTGTTTTGGCTTCAGAAAAGGCATACTGCTTCAGTTTGTAATAGCCAGGATGCACTTTATCCGGTGCGCGATCCAATGCCGCTGGTGAAAACTTGAATTTCTCAACTCCACCATCTTCATCATTCAAAAGGTCAGGCAATAAAGCCGCTAAGGCTCGATTGAAGGTAATGGCCATTTTGTACTTGGATTTACCACTCCCGCGCAGATTGTAATCCAATCTCTTGAGCACTTTCAACCTTTTCTTAGAAGTGTCAATCGCGACTTGTTGCAGATCATCGTGAAGATCGTACAACTGGGGCACCGGCGGATCAGAATCTCCGTAAGACTTGACAGTCTGGTCCAAATTTTCACGCTTAAAAACGTTTTCGTCATCGGTGAGCTCATTGGTAGCAAAAGCCACAGCTTCGATAGGAGGTTTTTCAGGAAGATAAATAGAGGCCAAGCTCCATTGTCCACCTAATGTTCCACCTACCATAGGTCCAACGTAGACAATCTGTCTTGAAGACGTCATAGCAAACAAAGGCATTCCACAATCACCAGTGATTGAAGGGACATCAAAAGTAGCGCAAAGGACTTGGTTGTAGACTTTCACGCCAGCGACTAAGTAACCCTGGTTGATGTCTACACGGGTCGGTGATCCAGTGGTACTATACGGTTCCAACTCCAACACGTCGCCACGAATCGGTTTGAAATAAATCAATTGACTCTTAGACACTTGGGACATTTCTTGAATGAAGCTAAGTTGAGAAACAGGCTTCAAGTAATCCATTGGAATGTTATACTCGATAATGTCCGTACCCAAGGTACATTTCTTCTTAATCACTTGAGCAGCAGGAACACTGAAAGTTTCGCCACCGACGACATACTCAACAACAATTGCTTTGTGTTCTTTTCCATGCGGAGCCGACCCGTTAGGATCGGTGCAATCATTGTGAGCAAATGTCACGATTCGCGAAGGGCTCACTACGCATCCAAATTTTGTCGTAACACAACATGGTTCAGCACAGTGAATGCGCACGATACGATCCATAAGACTCTTGTTTCTTTTCTGCACCTCTGAAGCGCCCATGGCATGGAATTGTCCAGTGGGTGGAGGTCTCAGATATCGAGAAGAACCATCTTTGTTAGATCCTGCAGTGGTATACATTGGTGCTGAGTAAGCACTCTTGGCGTGTACGGTTTCACCATCAGTTCTGCCATAGGCCTCACCTTCAGGAGTTTCAAAAATCGCTTTCTTGATCAATCCATACTTCAACCGCAATGTTGCTGGAATTTCAAGGTAATCACCTACAACCGGCATCAATTTCAAGAAACCGACACCAGCTAATATCCAGCCAATCATCTTGCCTACTTTACTCATCCAATCTTCACCATATAGAGGGACGTCTTGTTCAAGTCCAGGCATCAAAGGAACCAAGGTGACGTCAGGTTTTAGAATAAATACAACATCACCATATCTATCGCGATAAGCATCGTAGTAGTCGCCAACATTTGGTCTGTTTTGACTGACTCGTGATTTCTTGGCTGTTAACAATTCACTTTCTTCAGCACTAGGCTCTCGACTTTCGAGAATCGTGGCACCTGTTGGATCGGTAGGTTCTTCTTCCTCATCATCTTCATCTTCCTCTACTTGAATCCCACAACAACCAGTCACAACTTGAATTTCGGGGGTTAAAGGAGGCTGGTTGTTCCACCTCTCCTGTTCATGACGCACTTCAGCATGGCTTTCTCGAGTCGTAAACAGTGGGACAAAACCACCATTTATAGGCGAAGGTGGTTTAGGAACCTGCGGTTGCGGTGGGGGAACACCAAAACCAAACTCCAATACAGGCTCCGACGGAACGAAATGCTGGGTTGGAATAGGCCCGCCGACTGCTCCTTCGTCATCTTGGTATAAAGGCGGTGCTGTAGGCAGATCGTCTGCTTGTGCAATATCTTCATCACTAGGAAGTGATTCAAACTCCTCAGCTGACGTATCAGAACGCAAATGCTCCGGAATCGCTTCAGGTTCTGGTTCGTGTTCTTGATTCTGCGTAACTGAATCTCGAAAGATGGAAGACCCGAGCACAAAATCTGGCTTAGCATTGGGCTTGTCTGAGGTACACGCACTAAGCAGCGAAGGAATGTTAAGATGTTGCCATTCCTTGATCTGGTCAGCATTCATCTTTTGGCTATTGTAAAGAGATACCATGTCACAAAAGTACTTGGGATCTCCATACGTAGCGTGCCACTTAAGCCGCTGAGCCTCACGGTTTTCTCGTTCTTTCATTTCTTGCGACTCTCGCATTTCTTTCCACTGCTGATTTTCTTTAGCAGTTTTCGGGTCAGGGGGAGTTCGAGAACCTTCAGAAGGAGTAAACAAACGACCTTTGCCATTTGCTTTCTTTCTCTTCTTTTTAGAAGTCTGCGGAAAAGTGTTGGAAGAACCACCATCAGATGATGGCTCACCCATAGCAACAAAACGCAGTCTGCTAAAGGCAATGCTCGGATTCTGAGCGACCATTTTTCCAAACTCAACTGATGAATCGTCAACCTTTGAGACTTGATCAGCATTCATCCTTGCGAATTGATCCTGACGCATCTTAATAATCTCCTTGGTGTACTTGACCACTTTGGCATAATTCCACCACTCCGTTCGCGACACTACGGTCATTCCGTTAGCCATCAAAACATGGGGCCGGAACAACAGGTGACGTTGAAGAGCAATGTCATCTTTACTGAACACACCACTCTTCTTGTCAGCTTCCAACTTGCGAAAATCCAATTCATTCTTGTCAACTCCAGTACCACCTTTTTGGTAGCGAGGAATGACGGAAACTTCAAAGATATAATCTGCTCGCCGTTCAAAAGCTCGCATGTCTGAGATCTCCTTAACCTGAGCTATTGTTCCAACATTTCCAGCTAGTACTACCAGCTCAGGATGAATCGATAATCCCTTGGAGCTCACAGGATTTTGCGGCGTGGGCAAACCTGCGATTGGCGGATAGAAAGGGGTACAGGAGACGATGTCAATAGTGGCTCCAATGTCGTCGGCAATTTGATCCGTTCTTTGACCAAATTCATCAAACAAAATGCCTTTAGAATTCACAGCATTCACTCCTTCCCAGTATTTGCTCGACCGAGGGACCGGGAAATACTTGTCAGGCTCCCCAAGGACATCGCAGAAGAAATCCTTGAAAATCGTGGATTTGCCAACTCCAGGTGGTGAAACAAACCGAATGAGCGCTGGGACGTGCCGTGTCAAGGCTGCACCAGCTTTAAGCTGCTTTCGCACACCATTCAAGTTGACCAATGTGTCCAACACTAATCGACGAGTGGGTGGTGAAACTCTAGGAAACAAATCATCCAAAATATCCAACGTACAATCAAGTCTAGCCAGATAGTTTGAATTGACGGCAGCACCATCAAGAGCTTGTTGAGTCAAAATTCTAGCAGTTTTAACCGCCTGCGGGACTTGGTCATCAAATGTGTTCACTCCATAAAGATACTTCCTGGTCCAAAACATAAGTCCAGAAGGCAAAAATCCAAGGAAAAGCTCGGCAAAACTAAGGCTGGCTTTGGCGAAGAGTAACCCACCACCAAACACCCGAAAAGTTTCTACGCACTTGCGCACGTCGCCTAGTTCGGGCCAGGCTCCAGTAAAACCGAGAGCACATACTCCAGCAATAAATTCCAATGGTCCAATACCAGCATAGTGGTTGGCTTTAACTTGTTCCAACTTGGTGGTCACAAATGAAGACACACTAGGATGCATCTTTATGATGTAACGAAGAGGGCCAGCTTCATAAACATGGGCACTCTCAGGTGCAGTCGAAACAAGAAAATCAATCAATTGGTCGAAAAACTTTTCCAAAATCTGAGTAGAATGTTGACTCTCGGCCACGGCCATTGCAGTAGCCAATCTGTGACGACTAGCTTCTCCAGAATCCCAAGCCAAAACAGCTTCCTTAATCTTTCCAAGACTCGGGTAAAGCATTCTAGCAGTTGGGTTAGTAAGTCCAAAAACCCAATCGGTCATCCAGGAAACATAATCAACAGAAGCTCCAACAACGTAGGCTAACATATTGGCAATCTTTTCAGCTGACCATTGGAGAACACGGCAAAGCATCATAACAATAGCGCAAACTCCAACGAAAGCAACTGAACCCATGAGGGCAATAATAAGGCCCTTTCCAGCTTTCTTCATCATTTTCTTGGCATTTTCAAAGAAATTTTCAAAAACCCCAGTAAAAACACCACCAAGCCATTCACCGACTTTGTCGGTGATTCCAGAAAGAGTATTTTTGATAGAATCAGGAATAATATAACCAAAAAC